ATCTGTAAGATGTGTTTTGTCATAGGCTTGCATCAGACGCAAATAAAGTGTTGCCACTTTTTCTAAACTATCTTCAACCACCAGAGCGCGTTTTTTAGCTCTTGAAGAACCAAGGCGAGCCAGTTGTGAGGCGTGTCCTGCCGAGCGCACACCTTGTTCACCGCGACCAGACAAAATAGCTGAAATGCCTGAGGCTTCCTCAAACATAGCGTCTACTTCTTTGATGACTTCAAAAAGTTCTGACGGCATATTGGGAGCAAGGCGATCTACTTTGGCGTTAGGCATATCGGACATTAAAAGTCCACCGGCTCGGTTTAGCGCAAAGTTTTTCTCATCCAAAATGCCGGTAAAGCCAGACAAAGCAGTTGGCGGATTGACTTGTTTAGATAGCAAATCTTGAATTTCTGCCATGCGAGAATTTCTAAGTTCTTGCAGTTGTACAAGTCTTTGAACTTCAGATTGTCCCCAGTAATAGTCGTACTGAGGGTTAGGACAAATCTGAATAAAAGGTAGTTCACCTTTTAGAAAAACGCTTTCTCCGGTGCGGTCGTAAATGACCACATCTGGGTCTGCCATAGTGACCATTTGATAGTCACGGGTAGCGTCATTCCAAACCCAAAGTTCATACATCTTAACGGTATCTTCGGCAACTCTGGCTTTGTATCTGTTGTAGCCGGAGAGATTAATATCCACATTTCCGTAGAGCTGTGGATTGGTGGAAGACATAATAATTTGTTCTACGCCGTCTGGGATGTCTTCTGAGCGTGTATGCACAGCGCTTGAAACCCGCTTGACTATTTCTTCGCGCTTGGGGTGCGAGTAAAGGCGGTTGTAAAGTTCCGACTTAGTGATGTAGTAAGTTTGAACAATGGCTTCTTGTCTGTCGGTGTAGGGAGCGTCTTCTCTCAGCACTCCCATCGTGGCTGGTTCGACCATATAGGGGTGAATGCCACCGCGCATGACGAGCTTGATATAGCTGGTGTTGTAGACAAGCGCCCAGTTAAGAGCGGATGAAAACACTTGATCTGCATTTGAATTGAGCCATTCATCGTTCAATGAACTGGTCAACTTAGGAATTTTAATTTGTTCGGTGTGATGAACACCGGCGCCTAAATTGATTGAAAACCTAGTTGTTTCTGCGGAATACAAAAAACTGGTTAGTTGGTCTATATGGGGAAAAATTTTGTTAAACAAAGCCGGTGCATCATTGGGTCCGTTGCCAAAGAGAAACCAACTTCTAAGAGACGAGTAATCCGACTTTCTTTCTTCCAAAGACACTTGACACTTAAGAATCAGGTCTTTATAAAACCATTCTCTGTGTAGAGCGTCTGATGGTATTTTCATTTGGACGGTAGTATGTCTTTAGGGATAGAAAGATTTTGATGATCTGGAATATAACTCGCCGTGCGCGGTCCTGTCAAGTTTCCTGCTTCTTTTGGGTTAATTCCTACTTGTTCTCCTGCAACCGACTTGAACATATTGCCTTTTAAGATACTGCCCATGTTCATTCCGCCTTGACCTCCCCAAATCGCCGCATCTCCCGGTCTACCTTCACGCTGTGGTTCAGGGGTATTTGCGTTGTTGCGGGTAAAGTAACCAGATTGATTCTCGCCTTCACGGGCTGTTTTGATGTTGGTCATACCAAAGTCCATAGCCAATTGTTTGGCATTCTTGTCTGTGGCTTTGGTTTTATCTGATTTTAGCCCCGGAGCTTGTAAAAACACCACCATAACCTCTGATTCGCACCCTTTCATAGGGCATTTGGGTGCTCTTGATTCAAAATACCCATGCTTGTCACACTTGTAGTCTTTTAAAACTGCCATTTTTATCCCCTTTTAAGTTGCTCATCTAATGATTCTTGACTGTAATCGGCTTTATTTTTTAATCCAATTTGCATTTTAATTTGTCCATTCACCATTTTTAACCCCATAGAACGCTTAAGCATGGGTTTTGGACGGTTGTGAAAGTCTATAAACTTGGTGTTGTTTTGGTTTTGCATGATTTTTACTTCTCCATTAGCCCAAAGTTGATAACCTTTGTGTACTCTGCGTTGTATAAATTCGCTAAGTGGCTCGGTGTGATAAAGAAAAACATCACGAAGTGTAGATACGCTGATTCCGCAAAGGTCTGCAAAAAGAGCAATGCTAATGCCTCGGTTCTTATCTTTCAAGAATCGACGCATTAAAACCATCATTTGACGTCTAGGGATTGGTTGGTCCACCATAAATGCCAATTTGTTTAAGGTAATTAGAAACATTTTTGCCAACAGCAATTTGTTCAGGCGTTTTATCTTCTTGTTTACGAGATATTGCTTTGGTTAACTTAGACGCAATAAGCCGGGGTTGAACTTGTTCGGCGTATGCGGCGCTTGCAAGGGCAAGAGCAATAACTCTATCGTCTTTGTTTCTGCCGGAGGCTTGAATACTAGAGCCTTCACGAGTGATGGTTTTCATTTCCTCTAAGGTGTCCATGTCATAGACGTCTAACATACCGCGTTCAAAAAGGTCTTTGGTATAGGTAAGCATCCGTTCTTTGGTGGCTTGGGTGGTTGCCCATCCAATTGAGCCGGATAAACCGCTCATGTTGTCGTTGCGCCTCCAAATGTAATTGGACATGGAGCCGTATACATCCATCAATTGCTTGCCGACATTACCCGCCATTGCCGCGGCTTGACGGCGCAAGTTTTTAAGTTCGTTAAGTACCGCTTGACCGGGACCATTGATTTCGAGGTTAAGGGTTGAGTTTTTGTAAGCACCAGCTAGGTGAGCAATAACCCAAGCAAATTGAAAGACGTTCATTTCAGAGGTTGCAAAGACGGCTACTTGTTCCATGCCATCAGAGTAGCAACGACATACTTGAATACAAAATCGGTCTGCCCAGTCTGACGAGCCGTATGCTGGATCAGCGCCAATTGTGTAATAAGCGGTGTCGATGGGTTCTTCAAAGATTTTAAGTGTTGCCATTTTTTCTTTGGAACGAACAACATCGGTGTCTTGGAAGTTGGCTCCAAAGACGTATCGGTAGTAGTCTGGGACAATCTTTTTGGCGATTTTGGCGGCATCGGTACACCTCGCGTTTGAGAAAAATGACAAACCTGACATTACAAAAGCATAGTCTTCTGTGGGCGGAAACTCTTGATACATAAGAGATTCATCTTTAATGCCTTCAGCAAGTTTCCAGCGCCACCAAGCCATTTGCCTTGAATTGATTTCAAAGTTGTAAAGTTTTTTAATATCTTTGGTCCATTCTTTTTCTTCAGGTGTGAGGCGTCCATCCCAGTAAGTTTTGTAGACATCGGTGCTTGCGTCTGCCGAGTAGAACTCATTTCTCCACCATCCGCAGAAAATGGCGCGTTGAGTACGCGCTCTTTTGGCGGTGACGTACATATCGTGGAACATATTAAATCCGCGAGCTGTGGATTCAAAGATGTAGAGACGGTTGGGGTTAGATTCAGCGAGTGAGGCTAAGAGTGAAGCCAAGCCTTCTTCGTCACCCCAAGAACTTGTTTCAGTGCCGTGTAGGTAGGTAATTGCCTTACCGCGACCCAGACTACCTTTAGCTCTGAGTCCAGCAACTTGATAAAAGAGGCGGCTTCTGTTTTTGAGAGAAAGCTGGTTACGGTTGTGTGCGACGAGAGGGATTTTGTATTCTTTAGGCAAACCGTCCATATACATGGCAAGGGTGGAGCGAAACATATCTCGGTTTTCTTCGGTGTCTGTAGTGAGTGTTCCTTGAAGTCCGTTGTGGATAAAGTGCCAGTAGAGGTCGAGCGCAAGAGAGATGGTTGTAATTCCAAGTTGACGTCCTTTTAAGATAACAAAAAAATGGACATCTTCTTCCAAGCCTTTGGATATTTCGTCCATTACATAAGTTTGCGTTCCAAGGAGGCGGTCCATGTTCTTTAGACCTTCCTCTTTGGTTTCAATCTTGAGTTGAGCGCAAAATGCGTAAAACTGTTTAAGATTAAATTTCATGATATACGCCGCGCCAACAAATATCTTGTGATGGCAAAGGGGTGCCGTTGCCGCGTATCCACTCTTTGCCGTTCCAAGTTGACATCACAGCCAAGGATTCCGAACCAATGATGTATAAACCGTTTCTGACTGGTTTGATGTGAGAGGGAAACCAATCTGTTAACGTCAAACCTTTCCAGCAAGGTTGACCCTTTTGATTGTGTTTTACCCATCTTTTTGTGTTCATCAATTGTTCCTTGTTTATTTTTCCCAAGGCATGACTGCCCCGTATTTTTCTTGCATGAATTTGTGACCTTGCTCAAAAAATTCTTTGGTGACGGATTGTTCATTGCCGCCAAGTCGAAAGTTGAAAGTGTGTTCTTTGGTTGAGCAGTAGTTGGGAAAGAGTTGTTTAGCCACATGATAAAACTCTCTGTCTACGCCCCATTTGTTTTGACCAAGGACAATGGCTATTTTCTTTAAGCACTCGGTCTTCATGCCCCACATACACCAGTCCACAAAGTTGGTGTTGTCGTTGTCCATTAAGTTCCAAGGTTTGTGGAGGTCGCCAAGCGCCTCGCATCTGTCGTTGAATAGGTAGTTGCCGTCTTTGTCGTGGACGCTTCTAAGAGAGTACGCCCAGTCAACGCCAAGGTCTATTTTGTGCATGATGGATTCGACATGGTCTGCGTCAAACCAATCGTCATCATTGCAAAAGAAGGTGACGTCTTCGTTGATGAGGTGGGGCGCGGCGGCAAGCCAACGTCTGCCGTCTAAGCCGTTTCCTCCAATGTAGCCGTCCCAATAACAAAGGTGGGTGCGCTCACTGGCGTACTTGTCAAACATTTGCCTAAAGTTGATGTAGGGCACGACTGCATCAACAAGAATGTAATGTTGAACCGGGAAGGTCTGCAATTGAATTGATTTAACGCAGTCTTCCAGTTCTGCTCGGTTTGTGGTCACGGTCACGACCGCGGCTGTCATAGTCATCGTTATCCCCTAATTGCCAATTTGCTATTGCTTCACAAGTGTCTCTGTTTTTGGCACAGCGTATCAGTTCGTCGTACCGAGTTTGACTGTATTTTTCTTTCCATTCTTTTGCAAGAAAAATTTTAGCTTTGTCATTTGTGCAAGTCAGCGCTCGGCGCAACTCATAACGAATGACTTGTTGATGAGCTAATTTTTCTTTAGCCCATGAGTCTTCTTGTTCAGATGAAACTGCCATCAATTTCAAGGAGCGCTTTTAATCTCTCAATTTCTTTGTGAGCATCCATGAGGAGTTTTGCAGACTCCGTATGAACCCTAAGTAACTCTTGAAACAGTTGGTCATGGTTCATGCTGTACACACGCTCCATGTATGCTCGTTTCATATCGTCTGCTGAAAGTGTCATTAGGATGTTGTGTCCATTGACGTTGCCATTTAGTTCTGTCGCCATACTCTGACTCCTCCTTCCTCGCGTCTTGCGATAAATTTAAACCCCAACTTCTTGCCTGCTCGGTAATTGTTGTTGCAAACCACTTGCAGTTTGCCACCCACAACAAAAAATGAATCTCCAACCGTCATGTTTTTATAGGGATAACGCACCTTACCTTTTGGCAAAGGCACTTCTTTCTCAATAATTAAACTAATCATCTTTATATCCCCGTTTAACAAT